TGGTAATGGAGTTCTTTCGTACAGCTTGTGTAGGTCACCTAGGTAGAATTCCATCAAAGCCTGAGGTAACCTAACCCCTGTTCTAGAGGTTTTGTATTATCTCATTACAGCCCATGAGATGCAGATCACGGACTGTAGCCTGGTGAAAGCTAGCCTGCTCTTCTGTGAGGACCTCATGCAGTTCATCCCCAAGTTTGTATGCGTGGCGCAGGTCGTGAGCATAAGCCACTCGCACGGCTGGTACCCGGTCCGTGCCTTTGGCCAGACAAAGACCAGCGTACAGTTTCTTGGGGTCCTTAATGATGCCTTTTGGTGTGAGGGTCCACCCACAGAAAGTGGCGAAATCTCCCGGCTTCTGGGTGTGACACACTTCCTTAGACGTGAGTGTGAGACGGTGTTCGATCAGCCGGAAGGAATCTTTTGGAATGGGCCTGTCGTCTTGGGCCATGTCGTCTCCCGCATATAGCTGGGAGGTGTTCTGGGAGACGTGGTACTTGGTGTGGTGGTATGCGATGGCGCACTCAGTGTTTGCATCGAATGTGGGGCCCTCCCCACTGAGTCGCATAATGGCCACAGTTCCCAGAAATATGTGCGCGTTGGTCTTGAGTTGAATATACCCCTCGATGATGTCCTCGGGGATATTATGGAACTTGGCCTTGGTGACTTCGAACTGTAGCATGGCCCCATCTTGTGATTGGTCAAAGGCAGTGAAGTCGTTTGAGTGCCCAGGCCTGCCGAAATTCCAACGCTCCTTGACCCACTCATTGAGGTCCTCTGGGGTGTTCTCGCACGTGATGAAGATGTTCTCGGGCTGGAAGGAGGCCCGTATCCGGCGCATATACCGGGCCATAGTCCCATATATCATCACCGTTTGTTGCATAAATGAGGCTATGGTTTGTCCCGGTTTGACTTTGAGGGCTCCAATCTTCTCCGTTTTGGTCACCCACTGAGACTTCAGAAACAGTGCTATCTTGTCTCTCGGGAAGTCCGGGGATTGTCTGGGCATGCCGTTGATGAGGGCTGCGATCGGCTTAGAGAGGTACCTCTGCTGTACCTCGTCACGACAGGAATCCCACAATTCCTGGGAGAAAGGTATTGGGTCGGCGGGGAGCCCCATAGCACGCTGATAGTTGAGGAACAGGATGTCCCCAATGTCCTGCTTCATTATAAACTCTTTCTCATTGTCCTCAGGCGTGGCGATTGCTATGCGTGCTTCTATGGTCTTAAACAGGAGGGCCTCATCCTTAGCCTGTTGGTGTTGAAAGAGTTGCACCACGGTGTCCTCGGTCTGAATGGTGTTCGTGTGGCCATGTTTCCTGTCGTAGAGTTCCCTGTCAAATTTGTCATTCAGCTGGGACACTAGGGGTTCCAGAAGGGAGTTTTTATTCTCTACGGGGAAGTGAGTAGTTGGGGCGGCAGGTTCAATCACTTCCGGCTCTGCGGGGACGGCCTCCGCTGGGGGCTGCTTACGAGTCAAGTCCAGGAAGGTGCTGAGATAGGGTGTGCAGGAGACTTTATTCCAGAAGTCTGCTGATGTGGGCCCTGTGTTAATGAAGTGGATTGCATCCCTGGCCCTGGAGAGCGCTGTGTACATAACTTGCTTTGAGCAAAGGGCCGTGTTGTTGTCCAAGAGAATCTGCACGCATGGCGTGGTGAGGCCTTGGCAGCCTGCATAGGAATAGGCCACATTCCCAAGTTCTCGAAGACACTCTTTCTTAGCTTGGGAGGGCGACAGGAGCGGCCAGCCTTGTACTGTGAGGCCGCTTAGAGTGATTTTGGTATCCCCTTCTGTCTCAGAATACACACCAAGTTTGTTGGCCAGGTCTTGTCGGTTGCGGTGTGTGGCGTTGATGTAGTACCGGCAAGACTTCTCGAAGATAGTAGAGGCTGGATCCAAGGAGGCAATCACAGCCTGATCGCAAGTTTCGTGATAGTGACTCTGCTGTGGATCCCCCGTGAGTATTACGGCCTCTATTTCCGGGTGACTTATGATGTAGGCTTCGATTAGTCCCGTTGGTATTTTTGTGTAATCGTCAATGATCACCAATGGGGAGGCTGGTTGAAGAATGGCCTTCTCGTGCGTGCGGAAGCAGCGAATGTTAATGTTGGGGACCTTCCGCATCCAGTCAGCTCTGAGCTCGACGGTAGGGGTGACGATGGATATTTTATCATAGTTCCTCTCCTGGTCACGCAGGAACACCTGGAGGAACTGACTTTTGCCGGAACCGCCAGCACCGTGAATGACAACAGTTGGCAGCTTGCGGGGGCCACTTTCGCACCGTGCAGAGAAAACTTGCTTCCACTCGAGGGTCTGGTTTCGAGTGGCAAGGCCTACCCTATTGTTCTTGACATCAGACGCGTAGGCACCCGCCCTTTTGTGACAGTAAGTATGCATTGTGGGCTGACGTCTGATGTCTTCGAGTTTCTTCTGGAGGGTGGCGAATTGTGATGGCAGCCTTGCGACGTCTAGAGCTTGTAAGTCCATGATGGGGTAAATCAGGTTGCCTTCGGGGTCGTACTGTTTGTGGGTACCTTTGAACCCACATTGATGCAGCAAATTAAGACATGGGCCCCATGGGAGGTCAGCAGCCTCGTCTGACGTGTGTGATAATGGGGCAGGGGTTGGGGCAGAACTATGGTTGTTGGGGTCCTCCTCTTCAGGATCTTCGGGTTCATCTTCCGGTAGTTGCCATGGGTCGGTGTCCATGGAATGGAAAGGCGTGGGTTTCGAGAACCATGGGGTGTCGACAATCTCCTCCGTGACTTCAAGGGAGTATGTGAAAGGCTTCCAATCAAGCATCTCCATAAGCTTGCGGAAGTCA